AGTCATTGGCATTTCAGCTCCAACCATACGTAAGAATCCAGATAAAGTTCTGTTTCCGTAACGCTCTACTTCTTGTTCGTAGATTTCAGGTAAGTACTGTTGTGCGAAGTCATTTGCACCATTATTAAACTGTAAGTAGTTAGATGGCAACAAAGCTTGTACTTGAGATGGGACGATAGACCCAAATTGAGGAGTTAAACTCATAATTGTTTGTTTTTTTAGTTAAATTTTTTTGTTTTTATTCTTAATTTCGAGGAGTCAGTACCTGAAATAGCTTTAACCTTAAACCCGTTTACAAACACATCACCTTGTTGAGACCTAGCTTTGGTGTCACTTAAGTTTTTTGATTTGTTCATAACGTCTTTAACTGCGTCAGCTTTTCCTTGCTCATAAAAATGAGAGGCAATCTTATCCACGTTGTCAGCTGCATAAATAGCTTTGTGATAACCTTTCGTGTCACTAACATTACCATCAGAGTCTAGGAACTTCCCGACAAGGTTGTTAATATTTGATTGGTTTTCTGCAACTTTATCACGGTTTTGAATGTTGTACTTATAATTCTTATCACCGACTTTAATATCGAAACCTTCGAAATTATCGTTAAAAAGTTGTTTAGTACTTTCTTGAAACCGCTCATGTTGTTGCGTAGCTGCTTCTTGCTGCTTGTTATATCGGTTGAAAAAGTCCATTGCTTTTTGAGTGTCAGGGTTTACGCTTGATCTCAACTTGATTTCATCGTAATATTTATTTTTCGTCTCCTCTAAAAAACCTTTGGCTTTTGCAACTTCTTCTTTAAACGCAAGTTTTTTCTTACGTATATCTCTATCCTCATCCAAATCTTCATCATAGTCAAAATCTTCTAAAAGAAGTTCAACATCTGAATTATCCAAATAAGGTTTATTTTTTTTGTAATACTCTTTTAATAATGTTTTTTCATCTACACTAGAGTAATCAGCGTTAAGCCTTGTGTAGTCTTCAATTGTCCCACCAGTTTCTTCCATAAAGTTAACTAGTTTTTCAATGTTTTCTGGCAATTGCTTACCTAAAACCTTTTCATCTCTCAAAGCTTCTTTAACCTCAGCTTCTACTTTAGCTACTTCAACTTCTTTGATTGGTGTAAACTCTTTAGCATCTTCGACGGGCTTTTGTACTTGTTCTCCCACCTTAATGCTATCTCCGGATGGTTCTTCCACAAGAACTTCCGTTGTTTCTCCGATTTGAATGGCATCTTCTTTAGGTATTACCACCTTGGTGACTTCCGCTGGAACCTCTACTAAAGGTTCTTTAATGTTAACTTTAACAGGTTCACTGATTGGTGTTGTTAGTTTTTTTGGAGTTTTCTTTTTAATTTTAAACTCACCTTCCTGCTTAACAGGTTCATTTGTTTTTACTTCTGACATAATATAATATAATTAAATAATTGTTTACTTTCTACATGAAAGCTTGCATACCCATATCGGGTTCGTTTTCAAAGTCTTTAGGTAAGCTATCGTTTTGTCTTTGGCTTATCATTTCACTTTGTTGCGTAGCTTCCATTTTGCTACGTTTATCTTTTCTATCTTCTATAGCTGCTTCTTTTTGCTGCATTGCTTGAACCTCTAATTGCTTTAATTGCATATCATATTCAAACTTTTGCTGCATTTTAATTTTTTCTAAATCAGCTGCTATTTGCATTTTATTTATTTCCATCTGAGATCTAGCTTGCTCGTACTGAACTTTAGACCCTGATATAGCTTCTTGTTTTTGAACTTCAGCCATAGCTGTTTTCTCTGCGGTTTCCGCTTGAGCAGCAGCTTGAGCTTGTATATTAGCTTGTTGATTAGCTTGATCTTGAATAGCTTTTTGCTTACGTTTCACTTTAAGCATTTGGTTAGCTAACTTAAGATTTTTAATTTGTCTTAAATCAATAGCATCTTCTAAGTCAATACCACCTCCACCTAGCGCAACTTGAATGTTTTCTTCTAATTTAGCTTGCTCTTCGTCGTCTGGTTCTAGTTCTAAGAATATACCAAAGTCATATAGGTTTAGATCAACAACCTGCTGAAGTGTTTCAACGTTGAAAGTTGATATAGAGTTCTTAAGAGATTCAGCTGTTAGTGGAAAATGTAAAGCATCTGCTATTTTAAGAGATACGTTTTCTGCTAGCTTTAATGTAAGGTATAAACTAGCTTGCTTAATATGTCTAGTTGCAACATTGGATGCGTTAGCTGCCATTTTTTGAAGACCTACTAATGAGTTTTTATCTTGAGAACTTCCATCTCTAGCTTCATTTAACCCGGTCACATCGCGTATCATTTGTAAATAATATTGATACGTTTGTATAAGTGCTTGTATTTTACCTAAACCACTTGAGCTATTAAGTTCTTGAATAGGTACTTTACCTGGATTCATATCACCGTCTTGCGTCATTGATCTACCTACAATAGAACCAGTTTGGAAATACATGTTTAATGCCTCTGCAGGGTTGTAGTTAGTTCCATTACCAAGATCAACTTCAGCTAAACCGTCCATATCTAAATAAACACCGTCTGGTACCATTCTAGACATTACCTGTTGCAGTTTAAGATGCGTTAGTTGAATCATATCTGCAAACCCAATACATTTACTTACAACAGACTCTATGCGTCCCTTATACATTCTAGGGGCACATATCGTGTAATTCATTTCAACTCTTGTAGTATCTGCCATTGGTCTAGACATATTCTCTGCTAAGTTCCAGTCTAATATAGTATTAGTTCCTAAAACTTTAGCTCCTGTATATAAAACCTCTATTGATCTAGATACTCTTTCAAAATTATCATTTTCAGGCGGATCAAACGTATCTGGTTTTTCCAAAGCTTTTAATAATCCTGAATCTGTTTGCTTTATTTTAAAAACTTGATTGTGGTAAGTCTTATACTCGAAGTACATAACCTGTACAGTATTTTCATCGTAATTACCCCAACCAGTTATATATTGTCTATTACCAGGTGTTTCTTGTATTCTTTTTAATTCCTCTTCTGATATACCAGGAAATTCTTTTTTAAGCTCTGGTATTGTTATAGACTTTACTTCGCCTACATAGTATATGTCTTCGAAGTTTGGATCTTCTGTATATGAGTAAACCATATAAGCAGGATCTACGTAATCAACTGTAATTCCTTCAGCTGTGTTAAAATTAGTTTTACCGGCAGCAATACCAATCGTTGTAAGATCCATATTTAACCTACGTCTTACAAGATCGTATTTATTTTGAGCAAATACAGTTGATATAGCTTCTTCTTCTGCTATTTCAATTGATTGCTTATAACTTAGCTGCATGTGTAACTCAAGTTCCTCTTTAGATTCTGGAACCGTAACTCCACTTGGTGATTGATATAAATCAATACCTAAAGTTTGCTTTAAGCCATCTAAGTACTCTTTAGCAACCATATCTTCTTGAAGCTTGCTGGCATATTCAGTTCTTTTTTTAACTGAGCTAGGATCTTGAGAATAAGCTTTTATGTCGTAAGACTTTTGCGATATACCGTTTACTACGATGTCTACAAACTTAGACAAAATAGGTACAGGCTTCCAGTCTAAATTGAGATAAGACAAATCACCATTTATAGATAATTCATCTTTATATTTTTGCACAGGTTGTTCACCTCTAGCGTAAAGTCTTAACGAATGGAAATTATTCCAATTAGTTAGATATCTATTACCTCCAGATCGCCCTTGGTCAAACCACTCGTACTCGATAGCTTGAGCAACTTGAGTTCCGTATTCCCAGCTAGCTTTCTCAGCATCGCTTACTACTTGGCTTGGAAAAGCGCTATTGGTGTTAGTGTATATACCCATTTAACTTATTATTTTTGATGTGACACCTTTGTTGTCATATTTTTTAATTCCTAAATCTACAGCTTCTCTCCTAATTGGAGCCGATGGAGCGTATCTATGTTTATTGCAAGCCATTAAAGCAAGTCCAGAACTAATAGAAGCATCATGCTTTGTTCTGTTGTTTATGTTAAACTTAGCCCAGTCTTCTAATGTTCTTTGAAAATACATATCACCATATCCAGTTTCTTTTAAACCAACGTATGATTCTATGTAAGTTTCAATCGCGGCAGCGTGTGCTTGTTTTATATCTTCACTTGAATTTGGTATTCCACCTAATTCTTTTTCTGTTACTGATAGTTTGTTATATTTTCTATCTGGTCTGTTTATAGAGAAGCGTCTATAACCTCTTCTTT